CACTAGCGAACACGGATGCGCCGCCGCGTGCTCTCACAAAGTCCACTTCCGGAAAAGCGTTATCCAGCACAATTGCCGTTTGCTCTGGCGCCAAGGCGAGCGGAGCGCCGACGTACCATCCTTTGATAGGCGCAATGATGGTTCGCGACTGCGAAATCTGCGCCCGAGGCTCTTGCTTGGATTTATCGATGATGGCGGTTTGCAGCATCGACCTACCCTGTTATAGGCGTTGTGAGATCGGCAATCGTGCCTAGGTAAGTCTGCTCGCCGAAGACGTACTTACGCGATGTGCTGACGACGCGCTCCGTCTGTTGCTGCCCAGCATTGCGAGCAAACGACATTTCATAGGACCGAAACTCTTCCGCGTACTGTAGGCCTTTAGAGGCCTTCCACCGCCACACAGCCCCAAGCATGATCGCGTCTTCGTCGATTAGCGAAAAATCATCATCGGCATTCCACGTCGCCCGAGACACCGAACGCGCTGCGTTCATTATCCAAGACGAGGAATAATAACTGAAGGTGACGATCTCTCCGTTCGAGAGCGCCGGCCATATTTCCAGAGCGCCGCCGATAATTCGCCATACAGGCCGCACCGTGGACGCCGGAAGCGCCTTGAGCAGATTCAGATCTTCCGTGTTGATCGGCCCATAAAGCGGCAATAGGGGGAACTTGTTCGAGACCAGCGCCCCGCGCGGGCTTTTGTCGCTAGGGCTAAACCGCTTCCAATCGAGGGGAAGTTGGAACAGCGTCGATACGCCGTCCCCGGTAACAGTTCCAGCCGTGTCAAGGTTAGTCCAGTTCGCGCGTTCAAGAAGCTCTCGGCCTGCTCTTTTCGAAAAGAACACAAGCTGTTGCACGTCCTGATTTACGTTTGAGACGGCGGTTGCCGGTACCGACGAGAACCCGCAATCAACTGCCGCGTCCTGAACGATTGATAGGATCGACATATGCCATTGAGCCGGCCATGTTTCAGATTGTCGCGAGCGGATTGATGCGTCTCGCCTCTATAACGTAGCTATTTGCGTCGTCAACGCCGTCACGATCGCCTGTAGCGCGGTTTGCAGCTCCACGAGGTTCGCCTTCATCACCGGCGCGCCGCCTGTCGCCAAGACGCCCTGCGCTTGGCACATTGTAATCAGCGGCTGCACGACATTGTTTGCCTGGGCAGTGATTTGTCCTATGGCCATTTTACTTATCCGCCTTAAAGTGTTTCACGGTGGTCATGAACGCCCCGGCGCCCCGAACCGAACACATTCTTGTAGCGCCTCGCACGCTAGCCCGTTGACGGATGCGGATGCTGGTTGGAACTGGGTGCCGGATTCTTTTTTGCCTCGCGAGCCTTCGCCAATTGCGCGCGCAGTTGCGCCTTTCGCTCCAGCGAAATCTGGCGAGATTTGACGGGTTTTGCCGATATTTGACGGATTTCACCGCCAACTTCCAAGGCCGCTAATCGCTTTGAGAGAGCTACCACATCCTCTCGCAACCTATGGTTCTCGGCCGCGTATCTTGCCGCCACAGCCCCATCTTTTGCGGACTTCAGCCAAGCCGCCGCGCGGTCCCGCCATTGGCGCCCGTCAGCGATGCGATCAAGGTGCACATCGGCGACCGCTGCTAAGTCGTCAACAGAAAGGATGTTTAGATACTCCATTTCCTTGATGAAACTTGGCGTGGCCAGAGGCCATCTAGCCAGGGGGGTTCCGCTGATGAATGCACGACCCTTGCTTTTCCATTTCGTTTACGATTCCTCGAAACGCGCTTTGATCGCGTCGTCTACCGGATGAACGGCGACCGATAAGGAGTCCCCGGCCACGTGGATTCGCACGCGCTCCATGTCCTGGTAGATTGCGCGACCGGCCTTTTCCGAGGCAGACGGATCGATAACTGACTCGATGAAAAAGACCGGCGTCACGCCTTTGTTGTGAGGCGTATAATCGACGCCTCCGTTCTCGTTTACCGAAGCGAACACAGGGTCTTGGTACATGCACAGCTCTCCGCGGGTTCATGCTAAAAAATGAGTCAAAAACGACTCATTTTTGAGCTCATTATCAGGTCGTAGCAGTCGAGAAATACGGCCAGCGCAAGAACGCCTCCAGGTAATTCGGCGCCGCGTTTGTCGGGGCCGCGACGGTCACATTAATATTGTTCGCCGAGGCAGTCGCGTTCAACGACAGCGTGATAGTATATGGTGCCGCATTGCCTTGGATCTTCTGGATTATGGAGCCGGCCGCAATTCCAGTTCCCGTCACGATTTGGTTCGGATAGAGCCCACTAATCGACGTGACGTTGGTGAGGACAGGCGACCCGTTGGTGGTGGTGACGTAGGTTGAACCGCTTGACGCCGTGATCGACACTCCGGACCCTGATGCCGTTGCCGCCAAGCTCATCGTCACTGTGCCGTTGCCTATATCCGTGATCACAGCGCCTGTGGCGATCCCGGTGCCGGACAAAGTCTGTCCTTTCTGCAAGAACTGGAACGAGGAGATAACGGAGAGCGTCGCGGAGCCGCTGACCGTCGTGGCGGTGAAGGTCACGGCCTGCAGGCAGGAGGCGATGGTTCCGAGCGGAATTTGGTTCGAATGCGTGCCAGCGGCGACGAAGCCGATACCACCCTTCATATTGGCGTCTACCGAGTCCGTTACGGGCTGCGTCGCCTGCGTCGTGATCGTGCCTGTTTTCAGGAGGCTCGTGCCCGCGCGTTGGGCCCATACGCCGTAGGTTCCGACTATCGGAGCGGTAAACGACCATAGGTTGCCAGCCGCCGGCGCAGCCGCGGGATCGGCGACGCGCCCACCGCAAAAGAACGTGCCGATATCAGTACCGAGCGGATAGGCCAGAGCAGCGGCAAGAGTTCCTGTTAGCTGCGCTCGATAGGAATTGTCCCAGCAGAGCGCGTCACCCTGGTTGATGACCTGCCCAGATGTCATGTCAAGAAACAGGAATGTCCACTCGCCCTCGTTGTCACCCTCGAGGACTTCGCCTGGGCGGAAAGACGGACCAGTTCCTTGGCCACCTGCCAAATAAGGCCCCTCTGGGATATAGATGCGAGCCCCGACGAGCTCATACTGGAACTGTGCAATAGCCATTAGAAGAGCACTCCTTGCAGGCTGGAATTGGATGTAGTCATGTTTCCCGCCCATGCGTAAATTCGCACGATGGCATCTTGATTGACATTGGCCCTATCGCCGCCGATCACCTTAAAATTTCGTTCCGATGACGGCCTGTAGTATAGATAATCCGTGTTGACAAAATACATCGTATTGACCGGTATTTGCCCGTTCTTGCCGCCGTCGAGCACCACATCGACAGACTTTCCGGCGCCGAAATATTTGAGCGATGTAAAGCCTACCCCGACGCCTTTCGCCTCCCCATCGCTGGAGATGCGCTGGATCGTTTGAAGCGTGTTCAAATACGCCAGGTAGAAATTACTGTCGGCAACGATCAGGTCAACACCGTCGGTATTGCGCTTAAGGGAGATCGTCGTAGAATTCATATAGCTTTGGATGTTCGACGCGCTGACGGCGCCGCGTGAATCTACCGCCGAATTTACCGCGACATTCTGCCACCAGAGCTGCGCGCTGCGATCGATCCCTCCGACTACTCCGGAAGTAGGGGCTTTGGAAATCAGGAGCGAGAGGCCGCCAATCTGTTTGCCGCCGAATCCTGTCCCATCCGAATAGATCGCTGCCGACATTTGGTTCCAGAATGTGTCTTCGGCGGTATCGACGCGCGCTCGCACGAGCTCGATCATCGCCTCTTCGCCGGAGTTCTGAATTCCCTCGAGTCCTGATATCACGACGGAGATCGCTGCTTGCTTGATCGCGTATCGCGCCGCAGTCATCGTGTCGTTTAGTGCGATATTCAGCGGCTCATAGCCAGAATACCATAGGAAGGTTTGGTTTTGCGCGTAGCGCAATTCCTGCATGATTTCGCGACCTCCATAGAACGGAGTTTGCCGGCCGCGCCTTCTAACGAATTCAAGCAAAGCGTTATTATTGGTGATGTTGTCCGCGAGCTTGCGCGAGCGATTCTCAAGCGTCGTTGTGACCACATCGCCCCAATCGACGGAGGTAACTAAGGGAGATGCCATGGGAAACCTTTCAGGCAGTTG